AGTTCCTTTATGGTTCTGCTGGTACCGATCCATCACTTCCTTCCCCGGATTCGGTTCTGTCAATCTTTGCTGGTGGTGTTACTCTTGTTACCGCTACTGCCCCGACGTATGTTAGTGGTACGCACACCATCACCATCCCATCGGTTACTGGTGTGACCTATTACATTGATGGCGTTGAGCAGGTTCCAGGCCCTGTTGTAATTTCTGAAGACACGGTTGTTACAGCCAGGCCAAATGATGGGTATCAGTTCCCAGTTACATCTGACGATGACTGGTTCTACGACTTTGTTTAATCTTTAATGACAGGAGGCCAAAGAGTGTTACAGGTAATTGTTGAAGGAGATGAGTTCTTCAACGAAGAAACCAGCGAATTCACAAGCGTTGGGGATGTCGTTTTAGAGCTTGAGCACTCTTTGGTCTCACTGTCAAAATGGGAGTCAGAATTCCAAGTACCGTTTCTAAGTCGTTCTGAGAAAACCTCACAAGAAATTTTTGGCTACATTAAAGCTATGATTCTTACTGAGGATTTTGATCCAGACATTATTTTACGCTTTACGCAAGATAATTTGAACAAGATAAATGCATACATAGAGTCAAAACAATCTGCAACCACCTTTGGTCTTATGCCAGAGACTGGTGGTCGCGGAGAAACTATAACTTCGGAGTTAATTTACTATTGGTTAGTCGCGTTCAACATACCATTTGAGTGTCAGTACTGGCATTTGAATCGCTTGTTTGCTCTTATACGAATTTGCAACATAAAGAACTCTCCCGAAAAGAAGATGAGTAAGAGCGAAATAGCCATGCGAAATAGAGCACTTAATGAACAAAGAAAGGCCCAACTTGGAACTCATGGCTGAGAGGAGGATTTGTGCCTGTTTTGGTTTGGGATAAGCCTGAAGATAGGACCTATCAAAACGGATTGGATAAAGGAGTTCTGTATCTTCCAGATGGATCGGCAGTGGTTTGGAATGGCTTGACTGAAATTGTTGAGAAATTTGGTCAAGATGTGGAAGCAGTTTACTTCGATGGATTCAAAGTTAATAATCTTGTAAAACTTGGTGATTTTTCTGCGTCACTAAAAGCTGTAACATACCCAGATGAATTTGAACAGTTTGAAGGAATGGGCGGAGTAAGAAACGGCGTTTCTCTAACTGATCAACCATTCAGAACTTTTTGTCTTTGTTATAGAACCATGATGGGCACTCAGACTAAAGGAAGCTCAGCTTGGTATAAGATTCACATCATTTACAATCTTACTGCTATCCCATCTGACAAAAACTATACTTCTCTTACGGATAGTCCAGAGATTGCAGAGTTTGAATGGGACATCACTGCAGTTCCAAATGAAATCCCAGGGTTTAGGCAATCGGCCCATATGGTTCTCAATTCAAACGAACTTGATCCATTGCTTCTTCAAGATATTGAAAATATGCTATATGGAACTTCTGGAGAAGATGCAGCATCATTAATTCCAATGGAAGATCTAGTAAACTATATGAAGTCTTGGTATCGTCTCAAGATTATTAATCATGGTGACGGTACTTGGTCTGCGGTAGAGTATGTGGATGGATCTAATATTCATATGCTTACGGTTGACTTGTTTGAAATTACTGGTGCTAACGCAGTTTATTTGAGCGATGTAGAATTTGTAATTTCCGACACCAATGATATTTCAGAAGTTCCACGTATTGAAATCGTAGTTATGCCTCCTCCAAATGTTGGTCTTTGGCAAGCCATTACGGAACAAGAAAATATTATTACTATTGATGAAGAAACAGGATTCTTCGAAATTAAAGATGCCAACGTTATATTTATAGATGAATACACTTATCAAATTTCAGATACCATCATATGACCTTCTGGAGGCCAAATGGCTACTGTTACTGGTTATACAGCAGCACGAATGAAGCAAATCGAGGACGAAACCGTTGTCGATGGAAATGTTGTTGGAGATCATCTAATTCTCATTACTAGAGGAACTTCAGTTCCAGATATTGATGCTGGTGTTGTTAAAGGTGATCAGGGCGTTATGGGCCCTGTTGGTACACCTTTTACGGCGGGTATGCTAATGATGTTCGCAGGAGGAGTTCTTCCGACTAGTTGGCTTCTATGTGATGGGTCTCCGGTTAGCCGGACGACATATTCAGCTTTGTATGGTGTGGTTGGAACTAGTTATGGTCCTGGAAATGGTTCGAGCACATTCAACCTTCCAGACTTGTCCGTTAAATTCCCAGTAGGAATTGGTTCTGCGCCATATAATACTCTTGGAGCTACTGGTGGAGCAGAGAAAGTCGCTTTGGCTCAGGCCGAATTGGCTTCGCACTCCCATAATATGACGCACAGCCATACGGCTAGTGCTGCAAATAACGGTAGTCACTTTCACACATATCAGCAAACAGTCTTGTTCTTCGGTGCTGATCCTACGCAGGGTGGTCAGGGTAATGGACCTGCTACGAGAAACACGTCAACGGATGGACTTCACTCTCACGGCATTACGGTTGATACCATGACCGGATCAACTCAGAATACTGGAACGGGCACCCCACATAATAACATGCCTCCGTATGTTGTCGTGAACTACATGATTCATATTTGATATGTCTATTCTGCCGACTTCCAAAGATCGTTCGGCAGCCGACTTAGCTATACTAGCCATAACTGCTACTGTTTGTGTATTCCTTATAGTGTCATTGGTAGCAGTTGTAATAATCGAATTGGTCCATCCTGAATCCGATATCAAAGGATTTACAAACATTATATCACAATCTATTTCTGTTCTGGTTGGCGCAGTTGTCGGCTTTATAAGCGGACGAGGATATGAAGTATCCAAACAAGAACCTTATGATGAACAGGAAGGACCGTTGTGATTGGAGTTGATACTAGCGGTTCATTCAAAAATGCTGATGAGTTTCTGGCTCGTATGCTCAACAACAATCTTTCTGCTAAGCTTAAAAGTTACGGACAAGCTGGAGTTCAATCTTTATCAAAAGCAACTCCAATTGAAACCGGAGAAACAGCTCATTCCTGGGATTTTAGAATTGTCGAGAACAAGGGAGGACCAACAATAGAATGGTTCAATACCCACGTAAATCACGGCGTCAATATCGCGATCATTATTCAGTACGGCCATGGAACGGGAACCGGTGGTTGGGTTCCTGGAATAGATTACGTAAATCCCGCTATGGGACCAGTTTTCAATAAGATTATGGACGACTTCTGGAAGGAGGTGACGAAGTGAGCGGAGTAGACAATCGCGTTGTAACTATGACCTTTGACAACAAGGTGTTTGAGACAAAGGTCGCCGAAACGATTGGTAGTCTAGATAAACTTAAGACCGCACTCAAATTTGATGGTGCCAATAAGGCATTCGATGATATTAGTGCGGCAGCTGGTAAGCTTAATTTCGGAAGTATGCATACGGCTATTGATTCTATCAGCGCAAAGTTTCTTGCACTCTCTACCGTCGCCGTAACTGCCCTTTCCAATATCACGAACAAAGCAATCAATGCTGGTATTAATATC